GGATCGCATGAAGTTGGGTGTGGCCGAGGTGCAGAAGATGTCGAAGCTTGAGGAGATTATGGCGATGAAGCGGCGTCCTGGTGAGTAGTTGGCCGCCGGCTTTTCTTACACCGGTTGATCCTGATGGTGTTGATCGGAGTGATGGTGATGTGGCGATTGCTTTTGCTGAGGCGTTTGGTTCGATTGGTAAGGATGGGATTGCTGGTCGGGCTGGTGAGGCGTTGCGGTTGCGTGATTGGCAACAAGAGTTGTTGCGCCATTTGTATGCGCGAGATTCTGAGGGTGGGTTTGTTGCGCGCACTGCCCTAATTGGGATGCCGCGAAAGAACGGAAAGAGTGCGCTCTCGAGTGCGGCCATTGCTCTCTATTCGTTGATTGCCGAGGGTGTGCAGGGTGCTGAGGTTATTGTTGCTGCCGCTGAGAAGGAACAGGCACGCATTGTGTTTGGTGAGGCTAAGCGCATGGTCGAGCAGTCTGAGTTGTCGCGTGAGGTTCAGGTGTATCGTGACTCTATTTATGTCCCGGCTTCTCAGTCTGTGCTTCGCGTTGTGTCGGCCGAGGCGTATTCAAAAGAGGGTTACAACCCGAGTCGGGTGATTCTTGATGAGTTGCACGCGCACCGTGATCGTGCGTTGTATGACGTGTTTAGTTTGGCTATGGGTAACCGTGGCGGGTTGGCGCAAATGGTTGCAGTGACCACGGCGGGTTTGAAGTCTGACGTGACGGGTGGTGAGTCTGTCGCGTATCAGCTTTACCAGTACGGAAAGAAGGTGGCGAGTGGTGAAGTGGTTGACCCGTCGTTTTTCATGGCATGGTGGGAGGCTCCGGAACGTTTGAAGCATGATGACCCGGAGGCGTGGCGTATTGCTAACCCTGGGTTTGATGATCTCGTGGCCGAGAAGGATTTTGCTAGCGCGGTGCTGACGACTCCCGAGGCTGAGTTTCGCACTAAGCGTTTGAACCAGTGGGTGAATGTGAAACAGGCGTGGCTTCCGCCTGGTGCGTGGGAGAACCTTGCTGAGGATGACGTGCGTCTCGAGCCGGGGGATGAGTATGTGTTGGGCTTTGATGGTTCGTGGAAAAATGACTGCACTGCTGTGGTGGCTGTGATTAAGCCGCGCCATGAGGATGACGTGTACCGTGTTTTTCGTGTGGCCTCGTGGGAACGCTCGTTAACCGATGACGATTCGTGGGTTGTCGATAAACAACTTGTGGTGAATACGGTGATGGATTTCGTGCGAGAGAATCCGGGCTGTGTGGAGTTGGTGGCTGATGTTTCGTTTTGGCAGGATGAGGCGTACCAGTGGGCACAGGCAGGGTTGCCCGTTGTCGAGTATCCGCAAACCTTGAACCGTCTTGTGCCGGCGACGGCCAAACTGTATGAGGGAATCATGGCGGGAAAGATTCGCCATGACGGCGATGGCGCGATTCAACGGCATATTGACAACTGCATTTTGAAGATGGACAGCCGGGGCGGATCACGTCTGACTAAGGACTACCGAAATCCGCGCATGAAAATCGACCTCGCCGTTGCTATCATGCTCGCGTTCGATAGGTGCAGTTCGGGTAAACTAGAACCAGTGCCTCAATTCTTTGGATGAAAATGAAAACGTTTAGCATGGTCGCCCAACTTGCCGGTCTAGTCGCGGTGACCGCTGGGGTGTCGCTTATCTTTATCCCCGCCGGTTTGATTGTTGGCGGTGCGTGTTTGGTGCTTGTCGGGTTCGCTTTTGGAATGAGTAAATAATGCTATTCAACCGGTTGTTCGAGCAACGCAATATTTCGTATCAAACCATGTGGGCTTCTGGCGACACGGTGGAGTTGAACAACCTTGCTGGCACTGTTGTGAACAATGACACGGTGTTTCAGGTCAACGCTATTTTTAGCGGTGTCAGTCTGATCAGCGATTTAGTGAGCACTTTGCCGGTTGATTGTTTTGTAAATCGTGATGGTTCGCGTTTTCCGTTTCGGCCTAAGCCGTCTTGGGTTGATCAGCCTGATGTTGATTTGCCACGGCAAGCGTTTTATTCGTCTGTTGTGACGAGCCTGTTGCTTGATGGGAACGCGTTTATTCGCGTGTATTCGAACCGGCGCGGCGAGGTTGTAAACCTTGTTGTGTTGAACCCGACGACGGTGCAGATTGTTCGCAACGGTATTGGCCGTTTGCAGTTTAATGTGACGGGCGAAGAGCAACCGTTGACGAGCGATGAGATTTTGTACATTCCGGATTTGTTGCGCCCCGGTCAGGTGCGTGGTGTTTCGCGTGTGACTGCGTTGAAAGAAAACTTTGGGCTTGCGCTTGCGTTGGAGAAGTTCGCGGCGACGTTCTTTGGTTCGGGCACTAACCTTGCTGGTGTTATTGAGTTCCCGGGCAATCTGACTCAGGAACAGGCTGACAACTTGCGGTCTGGGTTTGACTCGAGGCACTCGGGTTGGTCACGCTCTAACCGCACCGGCGTGCTCTCGGGTGGCGCACAGTTCAAACCAACTCAGATTGACCCGCAACAGTCGAGCCTGATTGAGTCGCGTCGTTTCGCCGTCGAGGATGTGGCGCGCGCGCTGAACATTCCACCGCACTTGCTGGGGCTTCCCGGCACGATGGCGTATGCCAGCGTTGAGGAGAACAACCGGGCGTTTTTGACTTCGACCATTCAACCGATGGTGGCAAAAATTGAGTCGGCTATTTCCCCGTTGATGCGCCGTTCACCTGGTGGCGAGAACGCTTATGTGAAGTTCAACATGGATGCGTTGTTGCGTGCGAATATGCAAGCGCGCATGGCCGCCTACGCTACGGGTTTGCAATCGGGTTGGTTGACGATCAACGATGTGCGCCGCTGGGAAGATTTGTACCCGGTAGAGGATTCGGCGGCGGATACTGTTCGTGTGCCGTTGGCTAACGTAACGATTACCGATAGTGGTATCAGTGCCGAGGAGAAGAAGGTGCGGATGGCTAACGTGCTGGTGCTTAGTGGTTATGATCCGGCGGAGTCGTTGGCGGCTGTTGGTCTTGACCCGATTAAGCACACTGGGTTGGCTTCGAGTCAGTTGCAACCGGTTAGTCAGATTGACCCGACTGACCCGAACGCTGTTTACGCTGATGAGGTGAAGTGATGCAAGCTCCTGGACGACTTGATATGACGTGCTATCAGGGCGCGAGTTTTGATTACACGTTGACGTGGATGACTGGCGGGACTCCGGTGAACCTGTCGGGGTACACGGGGCGGATGCAGGTTCGTGATGGGTTTGATGGCGGTTCGGCTATTGTCAATCTGAGTTCGGGTACGGGCATCACGTTGGGCGGGACTGCCGGGACGATTCTTGTGGAGTTGACGGCTACACAAACCGCGGCAATTGATGCCACACCTTCCGGTCAGTATGTTTACGATTTGGAGCTTGTTAGCGGTGCAACGGTGACAAGACTTGTGGAAGGCAACTTCTTGATGTCGCCTGAGGTAACCCGTTGACAACTGAAGTAACGGTTACGACTTCAACGGCTGTTGTGAATGTGACTGCAGCTAATACGTCTACGGTTACAACGTCGGGCGCGGCTACGGCTACGGTTTCGGTTGCGCCTGGTATCACATGGCCTTCGACGATTCGTTACACCAGCGATTTCATGGCAACCGGGTTGGCGTTTACGGGGTCGGGAACTACCGCGCCGGGCTATAACTCGTACTATGTCAAACACGGTTCGTTGGTGACGTTTTACATTGAGATTAGTTGCGCCACGGTCACGAACTTCGGGACGGGTCAGTATGCGCTTTCGTTGCCGTTCTTGCCTGCATTTGGCGGTAACCATTTTGCGGGTTGGGTGTGGCGTGACCCTGCGATTCCGGCGGATGATGCGAACCACATTATCTTGAACGCTGATCACAACGGGGCTACGAAACAACTTGATTTGCACTTCTTGGTCGGCGCGCCTAGCAACCCTAAGCCTGTGATTGAAAACAAGTTGAGTCAGGGCGCACCGGGCTACAACCTCACCACCGTGTCGAAACTGTATGTTAACGGCACTTACATAACGAGCGAGTAAATGCCTTATTACATTACGGATGAGAACGCTGAGTGTTCGGGTTGGGCTGTCATGGCTATTGACTCCGAGGAAGTGTTTGGGTGTCACACAACGAAGCAGTCGGCCATTGATCAGGCGGTTGCAATTTCTTTGGCTGAGGAGGTTGAGTTTTTGGGTGAGCGTAACGAGTCGGGGCCTCAAGTTGTTGTGACGGATATTGACGGCACAATTTTTATTGACGGTGAGACGAACGAGAAACTTTTGGCGTATCTTGACTCGTTTCCGGACACGTCTATTTTTGTGGTGACGGGTCGGCTTGAAGAGGATCGTGAGCGAACCGCTACTGAGTTGACGGATGCGGGCGTGCGTTTTGATGATTTGATTATGCGCCCGGATGAGTCGTTGACTTCTAACGAGTTCAAGGCTGAGACTGCCGTGACCTTGATGGAAACCTATAACGTGATGGTGGCGGTGGACAACGACAGTGGGGCGCGCGCGGCGTATCGGGCTGCTGGGATTACTGCGTTGCACCCTAATGATATTCCGGCTGTGCGGGCTTCTCGCGCCGTGGATTTGAGTGCGCCGGAGTTTATGCGTGAGGCGGCTCGTCGTGGCCTTGAGTGGTATGCGGAGGGTCTTGCTGGTGATGGTTTGGTGGAGCGTACTGTGAATGAGGCGCGTGCGATGGTTCAGGGGAATGTGACGGCTGATAAGTGGGTGCGGATCAGTGCGTGGATTGCACGCCACTTGGCGGATTTAGATTCACCTGACGCTAACCCTGACAGTGACAACTACCCTTCAGCGGGTGTCGTGGCCCATGCGTTGTGGGGCAGTGTTGGGGGTAAGGATGGGGCGCGCCGGACTCAAGCCTATGCTGACCGGATTATTGGTAGAATTGAAGCAGATAACGCCGGACGAGCTAAGGGTGAAGCAGTGAGCAAGATTGAGACACGAGTTTTCGTCAATGATTTTGAGGTGCGTGAAACTTCCGACGGTATGACACTCACGGGTTACGCTGCGCGGTTCAATGAGCCTTCCGAACCCCTGCCGTTTATTGAGCGTATTGCGCCTGGTGCGTTCAAGCGTTCACTGCGCGCTAAGAACGACATCAAGTTGCTGTGGAATCACTCGAGCAGTGACGTGCTCGGTTCGACTCGTTCGGGAACGTTGCGCCTTTATGAAGACGAGATGGGTTTGCGCGTTGAGGCCGACTTGCCGGATACTCAGGCGGGACGTGACGCGAAGGTGCTTATTCAGCGCGGTGACGTGACGGGCTTCTCGTTTGGGTTTACTGTTCCGCCAAACGGAGACACTTGGAATGCTGAGGGCACTGAACGCACGCTAAAGAGTGTGCGCCTTTTGGAAGTGTCTACGGGCGTAGCGTTCCCCGCTTACCCGTCTACTGTGGGAAGCGCACAGGTGCGTTCACTGGAAGATGTTGTTTCGGCTGTTGGCGTAGACTATGACTCACTTAGCGCGGTGCTTGGCAAGGTTGCCGCGGGTGAGCCGATTACTTACGCTGAGAAGGAAGTTATGGAGTTGGTTTTGGACGCTTTAGTTCCTGAGGAAGAAACACAGGTTGACGTTGAGGTTGAGCCGGCGGATGAGGCGATGACTGAACAGAACGGCCTTGATCAGTTGGCTTTGCACCGTAAGAAGCTTGCGCTCATGGAGTTGCTGGAAAGCCTGTAATCCTCGCTCTACTGAGTAGAGACTTTGCTATTCTTAAGGTATGCGTTTGACCGTTAGCGGCGACGCTAGGTTTTCCGTCAGCGGTTGCCGTTCATAATCCTTTCTACCTTTGGAGTATTCACAATGAGTGATTTCATTAAGGGCCAGACTGAGGAACGCGCTAACCTGATTTTTCAGGTTCGTGACATCCTTGATCGGGCTGAATCTGAGGCCCGTGGCCTCACCGTTGACGACCTGGGACACGTTGAGCGTCTCGAGGCTCGTATTGCCGACATTGACAACGGCATTGCTGTAGCACGTCGCTC